ACAATCACCAAAGCATAAATGCCTGAAATATTGACTGATGCTTATTTATTATTCACATTTGTTTTTAAACAAGCTCTTATTTCAAAAACGCCGCCGTCAGCTCCAAACGGCTACTATATGATATGAAAAGCGCGAGCCAACTATGCACGTCCAAACTGATGGTCCTGAGAAAACCAATGATGCAGATGTAACAATAGTAGTCCACGCTATGCGCGTGAGAACCACTATGCTATCTCTTGCATCAAAACTAAAAGTTTCTCAGGTTTTCAGTTTGCAAGACGCATAACGCTTCTTATTTTCCAAAATGTCGTGGGCAGACTTACCTCAACCCGACCACAAAGATACGAATTTTTTATGGGAATTTAACGATTTAACGTGGTGACCCAGCAAAATTTTGGCTGAGGTCACCACATTTTTGAGGCCTGAATACGGTTAAAGTCTGTTAAAGTTTGGGCATTCGAGGCTGTGATGTGGGGTTGAATGTGCTTGAATGAATTTGGATGAATTTGAATTGTGCACTGATTATCAGTGTATTATATTGCCGCAAGAAAATATATATGCTTGTCATGACACGCATAACGCGCAATATTACAGCGTATTAGCGTGGGCATGGTGACTTTTGTGGTGACCCGGAAGGGCATATTTGAATAAAAGACCGCTAACTCATTGAGAATTAGCGGTCTTTTGTGGTGCCACCAGGCACAACGCGGTTACTGCTCGTCAGTAGTTTAATACCCTATTGTGCCGACATTGTGCCGACTTTAAGGGGTTTATTTTGCTTTACGGTCGCTCATTAGTATTTCGATTGTCCGCTCTTTTTCCTTCAGTAGTTCCTTCAGGTGAGCCACCTCGCGGCGGAGCGCGTCGGATTCATCGGCGGCGAATCCGTCGAAGAAGATACCAGCCGACACGCCTAATTCTTTGGCGATTAGCTCTATTGTTGTCGAGTTGGTCGAACCGCGTCGGATTGCGCTCTGTATGGAGCTTTCATCGCGGCCTATTCGTTGCGACAGCTCTCGAATAGTCATTTTCTTGCGCTCACACAAATCTCTGATTAAAAGAAGATTAGCCATCGGATTTAATATTTTACAATTTTTAACAGGGATTATTTACCTGACTAATGGGATTTATTACTACATTTGCAGAGTAAAATTAACAAAAATATTTCAGTTCTACAAATGAAGAATCAAATTAAAGACCTTACGGACTCTAATATTTTGCGCGGTTGGCTGGATTCTCTCCCCCGCGCAGACTACAACAAGCATAAAGCCGGTTTGGTTGTCGCTTGTGCCGAAAGCAGAAGCAAAATACTGAACTGGATATACGGGCGTTGCAAAGTGCCAAACTCGGCAAAGAAACTAATAAACGCCTATACCCTTCAGGTTTCAGGTAAGGAAATATTCACGATAGCCAAGCCGGAGGAATTGACCGAAGGCGTAAGCGGCCACGCCTCCGGCACGGCTATTTAATAACCATATAACCCCGCTCGAAATATGAAAAAAATTATCACCTTCGGACAGCACTCCGCAGAACTCCATGCCGGCGAACATCGTGCCGCTCTCGTAATATCCGAAAAGTGCTTACCGGTTGGCCTCGCCGACGTGCTTAATGAAGCCGGCGACATACACGTCCACAACGTCCAGAAGAATGACGACGGTTTCGGTTGTATCGGTATCACCCACGACCTCTCCGTTTCCGACCTTATAGCCGAGGTTTGTGACGCTATTACTCGCGTGTACGACACTGATACGACCGTTTCAAATGCGCGACCCTAAAACGCTGTATGATTTACGCTATTATGCCCGTCGACGTGGCTACCGTTTCAGTAAAACGGAGCGAGTAGTCACAACGCCGGAGGCGAATCGTTCCGCCCGCGTGGAGGAACGGCTGAAGGCTTTCGGTTATGGGATTCAACTAAATTTATTCAGCGATGAAAAATAATACCGTGTGCGTCCTTCCCCCTCTTTCGGTTTATTCGTCACTTTGCAAGACCGTTACCCCTCAATCTCGAAAAATGGGGGGGGGTAGAAATCGCCCTAAATTTTTGTAATTATGTAACTTGTCACATGATATGGTAACACCTGAACAGTTATACGCCGCAACAGACGACGGCCTCCGTATCATTGCGCTGCATTACCCCGACGCTCCCGAAGCTGCAAGGACTAACAGGTCGTTCAAGGCAAGACCCGACGAGCGCACTCCGAGCGCAAGGGTCAAACTAATGAAAGCCAAGGATGGGGCGCAAGTCTGGAAAATGACAGATTTCGGCGACGAAGGCAGAGCCGAAAGCCCTATTTCCATACACATGAAGCAAACCGGGTTAACCTTCCGTGAAGCTATCCTCGACCTTTCGGCTATCTTTAATATTACCGATGAAATAAATCGTTCCGTCAACCGGCCGGACGTTCGCCGTCAACCGGCCACAGTGGAACAAACGGAGGGTTCATGGGATAAGGATATTAACCAAGAGTTTACGGCAAAGGAGTGCGAGATTATGGGGCCGCGTGTCACTCCTGACACACTGAAGGCTCTCCACTGGTACCGGGCTAACCATGTCGTTACAGTCAGGAACCGCGAGGCTGTTTATAAATACTCAAACGAGAACTACCCGATTTTTATCCGCGAATGTTGGTTTACTGATTCAAAGGGTAATCGTGATTGCTTTTATAAGATTTACGAGCCTCTGAACCCGGAGAAACAGTGGCGTTTCCAATACCAGCCAGCCGGGAAGAAACCACAAAGCTACATTAATGGTTTGTTTGAGCTTGCCGCAGCATGGAGAGCGTACAACGATACCGAGGAAGCAAAGTGGACCGCCGACCCTGCAAACGAGCACAAGCCCTACCGAGAACAAAAATTACCCGAAGCGATCATTTGCTCCGGCGAACGCGACGCGGTTTGTGTCCGCTCTCTCGGTTACTACCCTTTGTGGTTCAATTCCGAAACTTATCAAGTAAGCCAAGAGGAGTGGAACCAGATAACGAAATATGTCGAAACTGTCTATAATATACCTGACATCGACGCAACCGGTCGCCTGAAAGGTACGGAACTCGCTTTACGCTTTATCGACATACACACCATTTGGCTACCCGAAAAACTGTCCTCATACCGCGACAACCGAGGGAAACCCCGTAAGGATTTCCGAGATTGGATGGAGATATGGAGCAGCAAGGGCGATTTTCGCGGCCTTCTGAACCTCGCTACACCCGCAAGGTTCTGGGTTGAATCATGGAACGAGAAAACCAAGAAGAAAAAATATTCGATAGACATTTCATGTCTGCACGAATTTTTAATGTTGAACGGATTCTACACCCTTCGCGACAAACACGCACCGGGTACGCAGTTCGTGAGGATTCAAGGCAATATCGTGAAGCTCGTTACGCCCAAGGAGATACGCGAATTTGTTCTAAACTGGGCAATAGACAGCAAACAAGAGCGCGAACTGCGCAACCAGATATTGCAAGATTCCAAGTTGTCGGCTCAATACCTCGAAGCCCTTCGAGAAATTGACCCGGATTTCACCAACTACACCGAGCGTTCACAGTTCTTTTATTTCCCGAAATTTACCGTCGAGGTTACAGGGCGCGAGATTATCAAGCACGACAACCGCGCCGCCTCTGCCGGTCGTTATGTCTGGGAGGAGAATGTTATCAACCATAACATTAAATTCCTTCCTGATATGTTCACGATTACCCACCCCGAAGGGCAATACGAAAGCGAAGATTTCGACATCGAGGTGGCCGAAAATCAAACCTCGAATTATTTCAAATACCTGATTAACTCCTCCCGTATTTATTGGCGCAAGGAGTTGGAGGAGCAAGTTAACGCTATGTCGCCGGAAGAAGGGGCGGCGTATCTCGCAGCTCATAAGTTTGACATCGCCGGCCCGGCGTTGACCGCCGCAGAGATTCAGGAGCAAAAACAGTGTCTTATCAACAAGATTTTTACAATCGGGTTTATGATGCACCGTTACAAGTCAGAGTCGAGAGCGTGGGCCCCGTTCGTCATGGATAACGTAGTGGGCGAGAACGACCAGTGTAACGGACGTTCCGGCAAATCCTTCATGTTCCGCGCCCTCTCGAATTTCACGCGCTGGCTGAAGCTGTCTGGGCGTAACCCTAAATTACTGGAGAATCAATTTGCTTTCGAGCAAGTAAGCAAACATCTCGGAATCGTTGTTGTTGACGATTGCGACGAATATTTACCGTTCAAACAGTTTTACGATAATATCACGTCGGACATCACGATTAACACAAAGAATGTTTCAGCCTACACACTGACGTTTCAAGACGCGCCGAAATTCGCCTTTACTACGAACTACGTCCCGAAGGAGTTCGACGGTTCAAGTGTTGGCCGTATGCTGTTCGTCGTATTCTCCGACTACTACCACCAAAGAACAGAAGATAACGACTATCTCGAAACCCGTCAGATTCGCACGGACTTTAACAAAGACCTGTTCGGCAGCGCATACACCGAAGCCGAGTGGGAGGCGGATATAAATTTTGTACTCCAGTGCGTGAAATTTTATCTTTCCGTCGCTCCGTTGCAAGTCAAAATCGAGCCGCAGATGGGTAATATCATATTCCGTAAGTATCTCCGGGATATGTCCGACAATTTCCGCGAGTGGGCCGAAGGTTATTTCTCTGTTGATGAAAACGGGTGCGGTGATAATCTTAACCGCGAAATCGTGAGGGAAGATGCTTTCGAGGCTTACAAACGATTCTCCGGCGTGTCTAAAATCACCATGCAGAAATTTACAAAATCGCTGAAGGGATTCTGCTTTACTTGTGATTATATCGACTGCCTCAATCCTGAAGAACTACACAATTCAGGTTCGCGAATAATGCGCCGTATCGAGGACCCGATAACACACAAGAAGGTACAGAAAGAAATGATTTATCTCCGCACCAAGAAAGAGGCCGAGCGTCTGAAGAATCCCCCGCCGCCCCCTCCAACCCAGCAGGAAATGCCCTTCTAAACCGTTACAGTTATGAAAATAAGAATATTCGAGGCGTTTGCCGGTTACGGCAGTCAGTCGATAGCCCTCCAGCGTCTGAAGGAGGATTATCCCGGATTCGATTACGAGGTGGCTGGATTCTCCGAAATAGACCGTTTCGCGGTCCTGGCATACTACGCAGCTCGTGACGCCCGTTTGCAAGGGCATAGTATCGACCGGCTAAATCTGGAGAAATACGAGCCGTCGCCGGAACTCCTCGCCAAATACCCAAACTTTGGAGATATTACCAAGATAGAATGGGCAGAGGTGCCGGATTTCGATTTATTTACCTATTCGTTCCCGTGCCAAGACATAAGCACAGCAGGGAAACAAAGAGGTTTTGATGAGGGCAGCGGTTCGCGTTCCTCATTACTTTGGGAGTGTGCGAGAGCTATCGAGGTGAAACGTCCTAAATTCCTACTTATGGAGAATGTCAAGGCGTTGACCTTCAAGAAGCACAAAGATAATTTCAAACGCTGGCGCGACACACTCGAAGCCCTCGGATATTCCAATTACTGGGCTATTCTCAACGCGAAGAATTTCGGCGTTCCGCAGAATCGTGAGCGTGTTTTTATGGTAAGTATCTGGGGGGGCAAAGTTACGAATTTCCGCAGCCTTCCGAAACCCTGACGCGGAGGTTAATCCACGTTCTCGAAGAAAATGTGGCTGATTCATGGTATCTAAACGAAAAGCAATTACACATGATTATCAACCACAACGAACGCAAACAGTCTGAAGGGTGCGGATTCTCTACGAGTTTCAAGACGGCCGACGGTATTTCTTGCGCCGTTACTACGCTTTGCGGCAGTCGTCCGACTGATACCTACCTCGCCGAGCCTGTCGCGTGTGCCTATCGAGGGAGAAACCCGGACAACCCCGGCGACCGCCGTTCCGGGATTCCAACCGTTCAAAGGCTGGAGTTAGGCGGTTCGGTGTCGAATTGTATAACAACAGTTGACAAGGATAGCCTTCTCGCAGAACCTAAAGTATTAGGCTACACGCGCGACAACAAAGGCGTGGTGGTAGCTCGCCACCTCAAAGACGTAGCCGGAACAGTATGCAGCTCAAACAGACGTTACACAGGTTCAACGGCTGAATTTATTGTTGAACCCACTGTTATACAGCTACCGCACGGTTTCGCCCGTGGGAACGTCCTCGATATTGCCCCGGCTGTCACCGCCTCGGCTTATACCGATAACAATTTGATTTGCGTCGGCTACCTCATACGTAAATTCACACCGCGCGAACTGTTCCGCCTCATGGACTTGCCGGACATCTATATCGACGCGATTCAAGCCGCCGGATTATCAACGACCCAACAACGCAAACTCGCCGGCAATTCTATCGTTGTCGAACTCCTTTACCGCATTTTCAAAAACCTATTTATCCAATGACAACCGATATACTTAAAGAGCGTCAGGCGTGGACGCTTGCGCAAAAAGTCGACCACGCTCTCGCTACTATCGACGTGTTTATTTCCCGTATGGGCGGTATTGACAAAGTGTATTGCTCATTTTCCGGCGGTAAGGATAGCACGGTTTTATTACACCTTTGCCGAGTTCTTTATCCTGACATTCTGGCGGTGTTTTGCTCTACCGGCAACGAATACCCCGAAATAATACAATTCGTCAGAGAACAAGCGAAGAAGGGCGCAAATATACAAGTCATAAGGCCGGAGATTACACCGCGCCAAGTCTGGGCGAAATACGGCTTTCCTCTTGTCGGAAAAGAAACCGCACAAAAGGTTCACAAAGTAAGATTCAACCCGAACACCGTAACCGCGTCTATCATTATGGGAACCGGCTTTTTCTGTCTGGCTAAGAAATGGCGATACCTATTAACAGAACCTTACGAAACATCATCGCAGTGTTGCGATATACTGAAGAAACGCCCGTTTCATAAGTTCGAGAAGATAACCGGACGTCGCCCAATTATTGGAGTAATGGCGGACGAAAGCGACCTACGAAAAGGCCAATATATCAAGGCTGGCGGTTGTAATGTGTTCGGAGAGAAAGCTGCTTCCCGACCGTTGTCAATATGGACGGAGGCAGACGTGTGGCAATATATCGAGGAGCAGCGGCTGGATATTGCCGAAATATACCACAAAGGCGCAGCGCGCACCGGCTGCATGGGTTGCGGATTCGGCGCACAGTTCGCAGACGACCGCCGGTTCTCTATTCTCCTCGATAATCACCCGAAGGCTTACGATATGGTAATGAACTACACGAACAACGGCGTAACCTTCCGCGAGGCTCTACGCAAAGCCCTCGCAGTAAATGGGCGATACTTGCCTGACGAGGAGCCGAAGAATCTATTTACCTCGCCGTCATGCTGATGAACGCGCACCACACGCATAAGGTATTTTATTTCGAGCCGGGAGCCGGGTCAACTCGTAACAAACGAGGCGGCCCGGCTCCTTCTTTTTACCTCCGGCCTCGTCCGGCTCCTTCCTTGCCTCCCCAATACCCCCTCCCTATTTTATTATAAATCTTTGTTACCTTGTAACAGAATATTTGCAAAGAGTGTAACAAAGTAAAAATCAATAGAAAATAAAGAGGGGAAGGCCGTAACAAAAGCGGTAACAAAGGCTATAACAAAAAAATTTCGGTTTGTTACGGCTGTCAGTAGGGGGAAAGTGTGACAAAATGGCGAGGGCTGTCACAAATTGCGGTTTCGGTTTGTTTCGGTCTTACTTTGTTGACTTTCAAAAGGTTGGTAACGAATAACATTGTAACAAAAATTTCCGATGATTTTTGAACTTGTAGGGTAAATAAATCAACACCAACGGAATATATTACCCGCATGTCGTGAAATTATTGTATCTTTGCGCTGTAATAATCCAATCCCTCCCCACATGATTACCGTTAAAATATCCGTTGAACAACACGTGGCCGAGTATATCCGAGGGAAATACTACGACCACGAAGCCGGAGCCGTCCGATTTCCGTCGGCTCTCGATATTTACATATTGATTTTCGACCTACTTAAGAAACGCCCCACGGGTTGCCCGGTAGATTCCGGCAATCTTGAATTTGCCTTACCTGAACGGCGCGAGGGTAAAGACCCGGAATATTACAACTACCTATCCGAGAGAGCGCAGAAGGTTCTCGGTGATAAATTACGTCTGATGATGTGGGCCGAGCTGCACGACTTTATGGACGAGAACAAACATATAAACGGGGTTCAGTTCAAAGATTCCGTTTTCCTGTTCATGTCGAAATATGGAATCGAGGGAATCACCGAGGATGCTCTGTTGAAAAACTACCAGAGGTGGCGCGATAAGTTGCGCCGTAAGAAAAAACGCGGATATAATCGAAAATAAGTTCATTTTTATAGGGTATTATTTCCCCGACATCATGCTCCGTTTTGTCCTTTTTTTGCGGTATTTTTGTCGGAAAAGTGTCGGAAAAATGCCGAGTGACTGATTTACAACATTTTACAACTCCAAAATATGACCCGTTCCACTGTTTCAAGTTGCCACAGCCTTAAAATTATTCCGCTTTCGCGTGTATCGAGGTTCGCCCGGATAAAATCGCGTGTCGTTATGCTTATTCTCGGAAGTGAGGACGACGCGGTGGCGGTGCCGGGCAGCGTCAAGGTATCGACGACCTCCGATAACGGTATAATAAAGAAAAAAATCACCTTTGAGCGTTCCGATGTTTCGGACAGCACCGCCGACGCTCTCGAAGGTTACAAGGTTTCGCGGCTGATAGCTACCTACGTCGATGAATCCGGCAAACGGAGGGTGGCCGGTTCTCCTGATTGGCCGCTCTCGCTTGATTACAGTATCGGCGACGGAGTTTTCTCCGTCACTCTTCAAGGCGAGGACACCGCGCCCGATGCTTTCCTTATGGATTAAAGTCCTTCCGCGCCCGCGCGATATGTAGTTATTTTGCTGCAAAAATAGCTACATGAATAAGCTACAACGATTTTTCTCCGATAACTGGACTATCCAGCGGCACGACCTCGAAAACACCGTGTCGCTCCTTTTGCCGTGCATACTCAACGGCAATATAGAAGCAGCAGTGGCGCAGCTCTCAAAAGCGAAATGCACCGTCAAGGCTACCGCCGCGCCTTATATGGCTAAATGGTACGAACTCGACGACATCACCCTCCCCGTTGATTCTATCGCAGTGATAACGCTGACCGGTACCCTCTATTCGTGGGAATCGGAATGGGTAATAAAGCAGATAGAGGCGGCGGAACTGAATCCGAATATTTGCGGCGTGGTGTTCGTTATCGACGGCCCCGGCGGAATGGTGTCGCACCTCGACATAGCAGCCGCCGCCGTAGAGAATTGCACCAAGCCGACCGCCACAGTTGTAACCGGCATCATGGCCTCCGCTCATTTCTGGTTAGGAACTGCAAGCGACCGCACTTTCATAGCCTCGCCACTTTGCGAGGTCGGTAGTGTGGGTATCGTCTGCACTCATACCAGTTTCAAAGAGTTTTTCAGGCAGAACGGAATCGACTACCGCGAAATTTACCCGGACACCGCCGACCTGAAGAATAAGGAATACCGCGCCATTGTTGACAACAACGATGAAAGCCTCGTAAAGCAGAAGGCCGAAAAGATTCACAAGGTATTTGCCGAAACCGTGGCGCGTAATCTCGGTATCACCTACGACCCTGAACTCCCTCTTTTCCGTGGCGAAATGTTCAGCGGTGACGAGGCAGTGGCCGCCGGATATATCGACCAGTTCGGCGGATTGAAAGACGCGGTTACATGGGTACTCGCACAAGCAACGAGCCGGAAGGCAGAACAATTATACAAATAATTTCAACAACCAAACAATTACAAACATGAATTTTGCGAATCTTATCCCCGCGATTCTCGGTATTCTCGGCCTTTCCTCCTTCAGTAAGGTGGACGGCAAGGAGTGCCTTTCGGACGAGGAACGCGCAGCGTTGAAGGGCTACGGTTTTACCGACCGTTTCCTCGACGACTTTAACGCTTACCTCCAGAATCCCCCAACAGCCGCAACCGGCTCAACCCCCAACCAGCAGATGGCAGCCGTCGCCGCTGTTCTCGGTCAGACTACCGAGCAGCTTCAGGCCAAAACCGCCGAACTCGACGCGCTCAAACAGACCGTCGCCACCGACAAAGCAGCCCACACCGCAGCCATTCAGGCGAAGGAGGCAGAAATCACCGCTCTGAACGCCAAGATTCAGACACTTTCAGCCCTCCCCGAAACCGACCCCGGCAAGGGTGCCGGTTCAGCCACCGCCACCGCTCCGGCCTTCAACCTCGACGACCAACAGCAGCTCGGTGGCCTTGCCGGTTCATATTTCAGCCTCGACCGCCCCTACAACCAGCGCGCCCGCGCCGCCCTTCTCGCCAATCAAGGACAGATTGTAATGGGTGTCGCCGCCCCTTCGTCAGTCGATTACAAGGGACTTCAGGACGACCTCGGCGCGTTCTACCGCACAAGTTGGAGCGAACGCCTTCAGTCGTTCCTCGTCGAACTTCCGACAATTACCAAGCTGTTCCCCACCGAAGCCGGACATCAGGACCTCGAAACCCTCGTTAATCTGTTCCTCGGTGAGTTCTCGCAGGCCGATACCTCCGATAAGAGCGAGTTCGACAAGGTTACAAAAGGTACTTACGAGTTCGGTCACGAAACGCTCCGTATGTACGGCGTGATGTTCGTTCACAAGTTCCAGAGCCTGAAGCAGCTCGAAAAGAGCTGGATTGGTTACCTCAATCGTGAAGGCTCAAACCCCGTCAAACTTTCGTTTATCGAGTACCTTCTCGTTGAAACCGCGAAAGTTCTCCATAACGAACGCGAACTCCGCTACGTCAACGGTGTGCGCAAAGAACCCGACCCCGACAAGCCCGGCCGCGCAATGGCAGCCGCCGACGGTATCTATGAATATCTCCGCAAGCGCGTGGACGGTCATACCGATTTCACTCCCAACGGCGGCACAACCGGCAAAACTGTTTATCAAATTAAGCCCTTCAGCCTCCCGCGTATCACCCCCGGCAATATCGGCGAAGTGTTCTACCAAGGCACGAGCATGATTCCCTCCGCGTTCCGCGACACCGGCAAAATCGTGCTTTATATCCCCTCGTTCATGCTCCCGTGGTATCACAAGTACAACGAAACCCATTACGGGCAGAATCAGGACTATAAGGCCGGTATCAACTACGTTAAGGAATTCCCCGCCGTCAAAATCGAAACGATTCCCAACGCCGACAATCACCACCGTATCTTCTGGACTATCGAAGGAAACATCAAGTCATTCTGCCAGATTTCCGGCGAAATGCTCCGTTTCCAGATTGAGCAGCAAGACTGGACGGTGAAGGTATGGAGCAACTGGAAAGAATCAATTCAGGCCGAGGCCGTTGGTTACAAGTACACCAACCGCGCCGACATGGACGGTTCTCGCCAGCTCATCTGGTGCAACGACTACGACCTCCCCGAAACCTACTTCATCGAAGGCGACAAGGACAGCAACCCCGACGCTCTCCTTCACTCGTCAATCGTTACCGTCGCAAACTCGAACACTTTCGAGATTACCGACATCGCCAACGCCGAGGTCGGCAAGGTTATCGCCCTCAAATGTGGCGCGGACGGTGAAAACGGCGTGACAATCAAGAAGGCCGGTAAATTCGAGCTGTTGAGCGAAGCATGGACACCCAAGAAAGGCGACATTCTCCGCGTGATGAAACGCGCCGACGGCAAGTTTATCGAGGTGAGCCGCGCGACTGCCGCCGCTGATTCTTACCAGTTCGACGCAGACGCAACCGCCCCAAGCGTTCAGGGCGCGACCGTGTTTATCACCGCAGCCAACACTAAGGCGACAGCAATCACCGACCTGACCGACGCAGTAGCCGGGGTGGTTTACACAATCCACGGAGCCGGAAGCACCAACGCCTCGACCATTGCCAACGGTGGAAACTTTGTTCTCACCGCCGCCATGACGCTGAAGGCGGGCGCGTTTATCCAGCTCGTGAAGGCTGCCGACGGCAAGTTTTACGAGCTGGCCCGCGGCTGATAACCGCACACCGACAAACACGGAGGGCGACTGCGCCCGCTATCGCCCTCCGTTTTATTCCATAACTGTTAATATTTCAAGGATATGACATATATTAAGAAATCCGTACCACGCGCCGAAGGCAATCCCGGCACAGGTATTCAGCCGCGCGACCAGCTGACACTTATCGACATCGACGACATCGCTTTCATGCCGTCGGCTGACGACAAAGGGGTGGTTATCGCCGATAACATCGTAATGAAGCCCGGTCGTTACGGTTATAACATCTACATGACACAGGGCACAATCGAGGTAACGAGCGCAGCCGAAGGCGATACCGACAAAATCGGTTTCACCCCCTCGATTAAGTTCGAACATCCCGGCAACGAGCAGGAGGTGCGCGAGTTCAAGGCCAACAGCATTAACCGCAAGTTCATTGTGGTTATCCGCTATTGTTCCGGCAAGCCCGCCGACCTTATCGGTACAATCTGCAACCCGTGCAAGCTCACCCCCTCTTACACCGGCAACAACGAGAGCAACACCAACGAAATGACCTTCACCCAGATTTCAAAGGGTAGCGACATCTTTATTTATAAAGGTACTGTGACCCTCGAAGAGCCTGTTTCAGTCGTTGAAACAGGGGTACAGGTCGTGCCGTTCATTTCCGAAGGCCAGTACCAGCTCACCGCCGGTGCCGCCGTTATCGACGAAATCGAGGGCGGCGCACACGACGCAGTTATTACCCTCCTCGGTGCGGCTGGAGGTTCATCGCCTACCGTTTCAGGCACCGGCGGTAAAATCCTCCTCCGTGGCGGCAAAGTATTCACCGCCTCCGAAGGCTCACAGCTCACCCTCCGCGCTTTCGATAGCGGCGACGGTGGTATTATGTGGATTGAACAAAGCCGCTACGTCGCAGCCTGACGAAAATCACCTATCTGATACCCACGCCCCGAAGGAATTACCGACCTCCGGGGCGTTTTGTGTCCTTCTGATTGGTAATTACCGGGCTTAATTTTGTAGTGTTAAAATGTTTAACCACCTAAACTCTTAATTTTATGAATTTCGGTAAAGCTATCGAAGCCCTGAAACAGGGTAAAAAAGTAGCCCGTAAGGGCTGGAACGGTAAAAACATGTTCCTCTGGCTCAAACCGGCCGCCACCGTGAAGGCCGAATGGTGCAAAGACCCTATGTTGAAGGCTATCGCCGAAGGTAACGGCGGCGAGATTCCTGCACTCGGAACGATTTGTATGTTAACCGCTCAAAAAGAAATTTTATCGGGGTGGCTGGCCTCGCAAACTGATATGCTTGCCGAAGATTGGGTAATTATCGACTGACACCGTTATGACTACCGAGCAGAAAAAGGAAATTACCGCATATCTTTGCGGCCCTCGTGATTATGCCGAAGGCGTGGCACTTTACCAGCGTTACGGCGTAAATTTGCGCCTGAAGCGTCAGTTTGCGGTCGAAGATACCGCCGTTATCCGTGAAATTCTTTTCGATGAACTCCGTAAACTTGCCGGACTGTCGGAAATCGAGTTTAATCACCTTCCACGTCAAGCCGTCAAACACATGCAAGGAACATCATCTTTGCCTGACTACAATGTTATTCACGGCCGCCCTTCTTTACGTTATAAAATGATGGCGAAAAACGATGATTCGGAGTTAATGGAACTCGCCGATTCTTTCGGTGTTACCGTTGACGAACTTGTTAGCCCTGATTTTCAAGAACGAGTGTTGGCTATGGACGAAAACGCCGACCGTATCGACGAACTTACCGACGAACTGGAGGCCGCACGTTCCAAGTATGCCGAAGCCCCGGAACCGGTTCGGAAAATGATACGTTTCCGCGAAAAATATCCCTTCCTCAATTCTACCGACTGCCCCGACGTACTGAAGATACTCGTGGCCGATATGTTTACCGCATACGGAAACTACAAGGCTGCACACGCCCGCCTTCAGGTACTCGGCGACGCAGATTCAGCCACCGCCGCCGCTGATTGCGAAACAGTAGTTACTGAGTATCTGAAAAACCGTGAAATCTGGGACGAACTCGAATATTACCGCGAAAACGGCGTGATTCTCGGCAAAGCTGCAAAGTTCCGCGAAATGGAAGCCGCCGAGGACCTGACAAAAATTTCCGATGTTGACCTTATGGGCCAACTCCGGAGCGCAGGGGTTCAGGAATCCAAGGCGAAAAAGGCGGTCGAGGAAGCAAAGGCAAAAAAACAACCTAACGAAAAGGCTGAAGCCGCTTTTGTGAAATGGTCTAACCGTAAAAAGGTACTGAAGGCGGAAATCGACCGCCGAAAAAAAAAGTAATTGAGGGTATCGAGGGTGCGGAACGGTCGAGAGTATATTTTACAAAATACCTCTCCCGTTCCGGCTGTCACCCGTGCGACCGCTCCGAGGCCGGGCATCAACTCTCTATCGTTAACAAGAAAATCGACGCGCTGAATGTATCGTTATCCCTCTTACAATCTTTCAACGACTGACCTCCGCGAATTTCCCGGCGGTACGTTGTTCAACGGCGACTGCCTCGACGTTATAAAGACGCTCCCGGCGGCCTCTGTTGACTGTATTATTACCGACCCTCCTTATTTTCTCGGTATGACCCACAACGGGCAAAAGGGTAATTTCCGCGACTTGTCGATTTGCCGACCTTTTTACCGTGATTTATTCCACGAGTACCGCCGAGTTGCCAAGCCTGAAGCCTGTATTTACTTTTTCTGTGACTGGCGCGGATATGCTTTTTATTACCCTCTGTTCGATGAAATCCTGAAGGCCCATAATATGCTCGTTTGGGATAAATTGAGCGGTCCTGGCAATCATTACGCATTTATACACGAACTTGTGTTGTTCCATGCCGGAAAGGGCGCGAATATCGGCGGAACAAACATAATTTCCGACATAAAGAGTTTCACCTCCGGGGCAAAGAGTACCGACGGCGCGAAGGTTCACCCCACGCAAAAGCCGGTAGCCCTGATTCAAAAGTTTATCGAGGACGCGACCGAGCCGGGCGCGGTGATTCTCGACACTTTCGGCGGTTCCGGCTCTACCGCCGTGGCTGCTGTCCGCTCCGGCCGTCGCTTTATCCTCATGGAGCAAGACGAAGGATATTACCACACTGCTTGTAAACGCCTCGAAGATGAATACCGAGAATAACGACAAACCTACATTACCGGCCTTTCCTCTGACGAAAGCGGAGGAGGACGAGGTTATGAAACTGGCAGCCGTGGGATTCATGCCCCACGAAATCGCCGTGTCTATGGAATGGACGCGAGAGCGACGCGCCGCCTTCTGTATTCTTGCAAATGTGCCCGGCTCCGCAATCTCCGTACTGATTACCGCCGGACGTGCAACCGGACGCGCTCAACCCCAGATAAAACTGCAAGAAGCCGCAAAAGCCGGTAACATAGAGGCTATAAAGGCACTCCAGAACCTCCAGCGAACGAACCGATTTAATGAACTCGTTAACAATATGGACGATGACGAATTTACCCCGTAAACCCTCCCGAATTGATTTTGAGGCGTTGGATTCCCACCAGATTGAACGGATTCTTAAAACCGGCGACCTCGAAAGCCTGACACCGGCCGAACGCGAATATTTCAACCTTATGGAACTTGTTCGTGGCCTACGGGCGCGAATGATGATGCCCGGAGGTAATCGCATAGTTACCAAGGCCGGAATTATCAAGGTTCTGAAATCTGATGTTTACGGGCTGTCAGACTGGATGGCGCGGCGTGTCTATTCCGACGCGCTGAATTTCTTTTATTCCGTCGATGATGTCACTCCCCGCGCATGGCGCAACCTCTACGCCGAACGGCTCGACAATATGGCGAATTTGTCCGCGTCAATGGGTAAAATGAAAGAGGCCCGTAGCTTTATGGTTGAAGCTGCCAAATTGCGAGGCTGCTACGAGGACCAGGCCCCCGAAATTCCGCAGGAACTCCTCGACGCTGCTCCAACGGTTATTTATACCGCCGACCCCGAAAGTATGGGCGCACCGAAGGCCGACCGCAAGGAACTGGAGGCGTTTATCGATTCAATACCGGATATTCCCGAAATATCGTTACGCCGTGTCAAGGAGGATGCCGGTATTACCAAACGTAACCTATTAAGCCGCATGATTGAGGACGCTAAAGAGTTTGGCGATGAAGAATAAATTTAACGACCCTGATATTCCGGTAAAATTCGGCTCTGACGCGCTGATTTTCTGCGACTGGATAGATACGACAAATTTCGTATCTATCGGCGGCCGTGGTGTGGCAAAGAGTACCGTTATTCTGGCGCGACGCTCTGAACGCTGTGTGCGCCTCATGCCGGGCGCACCCGTCGCAATCGTCGCGAATACATATTCTAACCTCGTCGATAACATCATGCCCGCCGTACAAAACGGTTGGAAACTTAACGGGCTGATAGAAGGCGTTCACTATATCAAGGGTAAGAAGCCCCCGGAGGAGTGGCGGCGACGCTGCTCCGTTATTGTCGATGATTACCGGCACGTTTATAGCTTTTGGAATGGCTCGGTTATATTCCTCGGCTCTCTCGATAACCCCTCGTTACTGGCCGGTAAATCCGTGGCCCACCTTTTGTTTGATGAAGCAAAATACGCCTCTGATACAAGGACGGCCCGTGTTCTGCCTATCCTACGCGGCGACGCTATCACCTACGGACGCTGCCACCTCTACGGCGGTGTTACCATTACCACCGATATGCCCGACGTTACCGAAGGCGAATATGATTGGTTTTTCCGCTATGCCTCCGAAATGAATCCGGAACGCATTATAAAGATTATGCAAGCCGCCGGGGAACTCAACCGCCTACGGATAAAACAGGAGCGCGAGAACCGCGCCCCTCGTCCTGATGAACGCAAGATCGCGAGGGTAGAAAAGAAAATCGACTATTATACCGAGGGCCTTCTGAAGCTGCGCAAGGGGCAAACCTTCTTTATGAATATTTCGAGTTTCGTTAATATCGACATTCTTACGGTCGATTATGCGAAACGCCTCTATAATGGCGCGTTGGAGCTGCACGAGTTCCTTAAATCCGTGTTAGGTATGCGCCCCGGCGTTCGCAAGGACGCGAGGTTTTACGTTCTGTTTGGCGATAAACACAAGTACACCGACGGAACTTATTCAGGTGAAGCGGCGTTCACATGGAACGAACTCCGTTACCTCGACCCCTCCCGACCTCTCGACGGCGGTATGGATTTCGGTAATATGCTTTCTTTGGTTATCGGACAGGAGGACGGTAAATATTACCGTGTGCATAAAAATTTCTACGAGATACCTCCGGGCTGGATGCGTGAACTTGCCGACCAGTTTCTTGACTTTTTCGCCGATTACCCTACAAAGGTGCTGAACCTCTATTACGACCGTTCAGGTAATAACCTCCAGCGTCAGGGCGTTGACTATGCCCGGCAAATAAAAGAGGCTATCGAGAAGGACGGCGACGGGCGGCGTACCGGCTGGACTGTTAACCTTAAATCAAGAAAACAGTCCAACCTTCTGCATGACGCCGAATATAATTTCATGCACGAACTTATGCGCGGTGAAAATAAGAAATTGCCGCTTCTTCTGGTTGATGTGCTGAACTGTTCCGAAATGGTATCAAGTATCGAGGGAGCAAAAGCCGAGATAAAGTACCGGGGCCGTACCAAGATAGTGGCTAAGGTGAAGAAATCCGAGAAGCTGGAGGCGAAGAAATTGCCGAGGTTATCGACCAATTTTTCCGACGCTTTCAAGTACCTGATGATGCGCCGCCGTTGGTTGACAGCAACACGAGCCGCCGCCGATTCCAACACAGGAGCCGACGCAATGGCAGCGCAGTGGGTAGCCGACAAGTTCGACGGCTGACCGACCTACATACCGACTATTATCCGACCATGTTACCGCCCGACGACAGCACAGCCGCCGGGCGGTGTCGTGTGCGCCCTCTCATAACGCCGTAACGATTCAAAACCTCACATTTCACCCCCGGTAAGGGGTGGTAATTACTTTCGGCCGTCAGAGCGGGCCGCCCTACGGAGCGCGTCGAAAATTGCGTTTTTCATTTTGGGCGCGTTTAGTTGCTTGATATTGTGGTATTTGGTGAGAAGTGGAGCAAAATTTTACGTCAAAAACCGCGTTTTTTGTGTTGCAATCTCCAATTTTTCACCCTATTACCGTGAAAAATCCGTAAATTTGCGCTGTCAAACTCCCGAAAACCGGCGGAAGATATTCAAAATCTTACGCCATGACCGCCACAATAATTATTATCTTGCTTCTTTTGGGGTTAATCCTTATCCTGAACGTGAAAGGAAGAAAGCCCGAAGATATAGCGACAAAAGTCGATTCGCTAATACAAAAAGCTAATACCCTAACTTATAAAACTGAAAGTTGCCGCGTTGTTGGTATCAATTACCGTGGCCCGAAAGCTAACAGCGCGTTAAGAGCGGCCGAAGATTACGAATTTGTTAACTTAGTAGCGGAGCCGGAGAACGAATATGATTCTTCAGCCGTGAAAGTGCTTTTGGACGATGTTCATATTGGTTATATACCTCGTGATATTTCTTTTGAAATAGCTAACTCGTTAAAATATCTCGATTACGCACAAATTACCGATAAAGGGAAAAACGACGGAGAATGGTTTGTAATGATTAACATCGTATTCCATGCACCTAAAGGATTAACCGACGATGAATTTACGTTCGTGTCAACACACGCCCCAGAACGATTAAAAGAGCTTATCGACCCTTCATATTGTCAAGAGTAGTAAGTTAAATATCTCCATAGCACCATGCGCCGGAGCCTACGGGTTTCGGCGTTGTTATGTTAATTTATTTTTCTTTTCGTTAATAACATTTATTAACGCTTTTTTTTTTTTTGTTCACATTATTCTGCCGAAATTTGCGGTGTCAAACATCACCAGTCACCCAACTGGAGTAGCCGTTTAATCGGCTCGAAATCTTTCGGGCGTTTTTTATGCCCGATTACATACGATACAGGCGACCGCCTACCTCCGCACTAATTAACACGACTATTCCGTCGGTTTCTCGGTGATGTTTGACGACATGGAGAGGTGGTCGCCTTTTTCATGTCCTAACGAAAACGTCAAACATCAAATTACAAACATCACCGAGAAATGAAAACAGCAACAGCGTTACCGGCTCCGGCTTTGTCGTACAAGCCGAAAGTGAAAAAACTCCTTATCAAAGGAATTATTTACCTTACATCAGAAAAATTGTTTACCTTTGCAAGCGTAATCGCCGCGCTATGGTCGTGGTGGGGCGTATGCACCGACGACACTCACACAATCGCCTACGGTGCTATGGTATGGCTTGCAGCCTTCACCCCGTGGGCATGGCGACAGACAGCCCGCGACCTCCGTCAAGACCGCCTCGGCCTGAAGCAATGGTAAACCAACAATCACAACAAAAAATTACCGATATGGAAAATAATATCAACCTCACCCCCGACGCTGTAAAAGCAATCCAAGCACTCCAACACCCCTGCGGAACTTACCAGTTCTACCGCGCCCACCTCGACCGCCTGTTTAACTACATACTCAACTACTCCGACGAAATCGGCATGAGTGACAACGAGGCAATGTACACACTCCGCGCCCTGAACGCCCTCCGCTCCGATATTGCCGACATCGCCGGCTCTCCGGCACCGCTCAACGAACCCGTCGACCCCTTCGACAGTATCACCCTCACCGCCGCCCCTGAACGGCTCGACTGCGACGCTAACGAAATCCCAACGTTTGAGGAGGTAACGACAGCCTTCAAAGAAGCGTGGGAATCCCTCAACACGGCACGTTACGCAATATTCCGTTTACTCCACTTTTCAGAGGTGGCCGAAAACGTCGAAGAACTCCGCAACCTTCCCGAACACATCGAAAGAGCGATGGTGAAAATCGGAGAGATTCGGAAACTGGAAGCCGACGGTGGCACTCAAACAGCAGATACAGACGAATAAGATACAGCCCCAAGGTAAAAGATTGATTTAGGTTTACCACATAAGCAAACACTATCCAACCACCAAGAAAGGAACGTCCGTTGTGAAACGGGCGTTTTTTGTTGCTTCCGGGCATGTCCTTCGTTACGCGCGATATATATAAGACCTTTGCAGCAAAATAATACGAATCACGATGAAACACTTAAAACAAGAGTTCGACAAATTGACCTTCAAGGAGGTTATAATCTACATTTTGGCAATCGTGGCAATGATTGCCGGCCTCTCCCTTCTGTTTATCGGTTTATTCATACCGCCGGAGGGTGAAATCCATAGTTCAGTATTAACCGCGTTCGGAACGGTATGTATTTTCGTCGCCTCCCTTCTGGGTATCTCTATCCACTACGCTAACGAACTCGACAAGTTCAAGGCCAATGTTCAGGAACGCCTCGACGAAATCACGCAACCCCAATAAGTCACATATATGAAACATGGAAATAAAATTTTTTGTCAGCCTTTTGGCGTTCTCGCCCTTGTTGTTCTTATTCTTACCGCTTATTCTTTCACAAGTTGCAAAAGTAATAGAAAGGCAGTCGAAGAAACCAGAACCGAATTTCATTACTCTGGGCAAGATAGTACCAGGGTCGATTCGGTACTCATCGGAGGAAACGAGCGAAGCAGAGAGAGCGACACAACAAGCGTTTCAACGGGTGCAACTGGAACTGTCGAGATTAAACGCGATTCAGTCGGACGACCTATTAAAATTATTTGGACGCGTTCGGCGATTGTTTCGACCCTCTCGAAAAGAGATAAGGAGGCGCAAAAATGGTTTTATGGCCTCAATGCAACGCGACACTCCGAGAGTTCCGGCGCGGTGGATTCCGTCAACGAGAAAACGGAAGAAACTACGGAGGAAATTAATAACACCGCAATATCTTTAGAGAACATCATCGGCCCCGGATTGCTGGGCCTGATTCTCCTTTACCTGATATATCTATTTTTCGCCGACATAGTATGGCCGTGGATAAAACAGAAGCGCAGCCGATAGACCTTTACGACGCTATCGAGCAGATGAAGCGGATAAGCCTCGCCGGTGGTACGTTCTCGCTCACCTTCCGCAAGTGGAACAGGCAGACGCGCAACGGTGGCTACGTGGTTAAAGTCAATGCGGCGCGAATCCGCCCCAAGACAAAAGACGACAAAATTTCAGACGCAAGTTATAAACTATTTTTCACCGATACGGAAACAGGCCTCGCCCGTAATTGCTGGCAGGTTTTAATTACCGAGTTCAACGGTCGCCGAACGGTGTTAAACTAACACTTTAAGCAAGATGATACGCAGAAGCGGAAATTTCGGTTTCGTAGATAATGGAGCCGGTGAAATATACACCTTCAGCATGAACGCCAAGGGTCGCGGATTCACACCCTCGACCTTCATGTTACGCGGCGGCTCTATCGCCTCGTTTGGTTATAAATATATGAACGTGAACGGTACGCCGATAATACCGTTTGGACGCGACAACGACCTCCCTAACCGTGTGTGTATGTTGCTCGAAAAGTTCTACGCCGGTGAAGGTATCATGGGCAAGAAGGCCGGCCTCCAGTGGGGCGAGGGTCCGAGGCTCTACCGCGACGCTGTGGACGCGAACAATATCTTTTACCGGGCGTGGGCTGTTGACGACCAGATTACCGCCGACCTGAAGGCTACCGACTACCTCACACAAATGCACCGTTGTCTGATAGACCTCTGTCATTTGGAGGGGTTCTGGGTTAAATTCACACGTTCACGCGGGGCGCGTATCGGCTCCGGGCGTATTGCGAGGGTCGAACACGTTCCGGCTGGAAAGGTGCGTTTCGTATGGCCCGGAGAAAATAAGCTGCCTACACAAGCGATGGTGGCAGATTGGCCGCTGGCCGACCCTCGTACCTCACACGTTTACCCTCTGTTTGACCCCTCCGACCCTCTGAAATATCCCGTTTCGCTGGCATATTACAACATTTACAGTTACAACCACGACCATTACAGCGTACCGCGCTTTATCGGTGCGTTCGATTGGCTGGAGTTGGCCGGAACACTCGCGCCACTCCTCGCAGCTTACAACGAGAACGCCTCGGCTATCTCGAAACATATCGAATCGCCCCAGTCATATTGGGACCGCGCCGAGGAACAGATAAAAATGGCCTGTCAGCAAAGGGGCATACCCTATAAAAAGGAAATGTTAGAGGAGTTCAAGGACGCAGCGATGGAGAAATTTGCCGCCTCGATGTCCGGCAAGGAGAACGCGGGCAAGTTCCTGCATACCTCGCAGTTCTGGAACGAGGAGGCTAACAATTTCGAGGGGTGGAAGATTACCGCTATCGACAACAAGGTTAAAGAGTACATCGAAGCAATGGTGGCAATATGCAAAAAGTCAGAGGCCGCCGCGACCTCCGGTTTTGGCCTCGACCCCTCACTCTCTAACTTGATACTTGATACAAAACTCGGTTCAGGCTCCGAAAAACTCTACGCCCTGAAGGTGTATAACGCCACAGAAACCGCCGTGCCTGATATGGTGCTATGTAAGCCGTTCCAACAGTTCATCGACACCAACCACCCCGGCACAGATATACGAATCGGCCTATATCGTACCGTTGTAGAGGCCGAAAAAAATGTCAACCCCGAAAACAGAGTGAAAGCAAATGCGTGATTTATTCGCCACCCCGGAGCAGCAGCCGGAGAACAAAGGCAAAGGCAAGGACGAGGCCAAGGAACGCGCCGAGGATAAGAACACCGGGAAAGAAACGAGGGTGTTCCGCTCGATGTCGCGCAACTTTGAACGCCGCGTAAAATCCGAGCTTTTTCTCGAAAATGTCCTACCGTGGCACTTTTCACCGGGCGAGGCGTATCATTGTTTTTCTTTCGGCGATGTTGACGCGCTAACCTATCTCCGGGCTATCCTCAAACAGCAACCGCTGGAGTATGTTTGTTTGTCCACCTTCTCTATGGCGTTGACCGACGCGGAAACGCTTTTGAAATGGCAGCGCGGCGGATTGATTGGACGGCTCGACCTCTATCTCGGTGAAATTTTCGATTCCAAGTTTGCCGAGGTTTACAACACTTTGCGCGAGGCCGTCGCGCTCATGGGCGGCCGCGTTGCCGTGTTCCGGAATCACTCTAAAGTTATGGCCGGTTTCGGTGAACGCTTTGATTTTGCGGTCGAAGGTTCGGCAAACCTTAACAGTAATCCGCGTTGTGAGCAGACGGTTATAACAGTCGATGAAGGCGTGGCAAGGTTCTACAAAGAAGAAATTTTCGACAAAATCCATTCGTTTAACAATGATTTTGCCGATTGGAAACCCTATAAACTGAAACGCGATGAAACTATTTGACCGCGACGGAAACGGCAGCGAGGAAATTACCGCAGCCGTCGGAATAATCTCTAACGGTATCACTTTCGACAAGTGGCGGCCCCTGATTCCGTTCGGAATCCGTGATGTCGTCGCAATCGTGGGCCGTGAACCGGTCGAGGCTCTGGCCGACTATTACGAAAACGGAGAAAGCGACGACGCGGCTATGGCTGACGCTCTGGCTTATCTGCAACAGGCGGTGGCCTTCTTTACATGGCTGAAGATAATCCCGACTCTCGACGCACAGCACGGAGATACAGGAAGGGCGAAAAGCCTCGGAGAAAACGAAAAAGGGTTAACAGCCCTTCAGGAGTTCAAGGACGAGGAAAATATTTTACGTCTGGCCTACGAGGCTACCGACGCACTTGTCGAAGCCTTAGACCGCGAGGCGTTCCCGTTCTGGATTGAATCGCCCAAGTACCGCCAGCGCGAAGGGTTGTTAATACGCAGTAAGGAGGAGTTCGATAATTACTACATTATCGGTTCTCATCGCCTTTTCGTTACCCTCGTTCCTATTATCCGCGAGGTTCAGGGCGCAACCGTCGCCCCGGTACTCGGCAAGTATCTCGCTCCGATTCTTTCGGGTGAGGATTCCGATACCTTCACGCTGATGAAGGCAACAGCAGCCCGCGCAGTGGCTTTGCTAACCATGCAGAAGGCGGTGGAACGCCTTCCGGTCGAGGTTATTCCGGAGGGTATCGTACAGGTTCAGCAGTCGCAGCCGGTAAAATCAAGGTTACGCGCCGAGCAATCGGCCCGCGCCTCGGTTGCCGCCTCTCTGGGTGCTGACGCTACCCGCGCCCTCGAATACCTTCAGCAGCTCGTGGCGCAGCTCGACGCAGACGGCGAGGAGGTAGATACATCAATTACCGGGCCTATTGTCCACAGTAAAGGAATGTCGTTTTAATGGAAACAATCACCACACGAGGCCGCTCCGTCAAAATTCCGACCCATGTCAGCGAATTGACCCCAGCGCAATACGAATATTACGTTTTTCTCGCCTATGCTCTGGGCGCGGGTGTGATTGACGGCGATTATTTCCGTGTTCGCTGGCTCTCCTTCCTGATTGGCCTCGGAAAAGCGGATTACACGTTGTTGAAGGCGCAACACGTCGAGGAACTGAAAGCACAGGCCGGAGCGATTGAAGGTTTTTTCGTGGCTGAAGGCGACCGCGTTCATCTTGATTTCAATACGCCCGTTAACCTCCTGCCTTCATACGGAGGCTATCAAGGCCCCGGCGATTGGCTGGAGGGTGTGACATACGGCGAGTTTGTGGAGTGCCTTACCATAGCCGAGAATCTTCACCAAATGGACGAGCAAGAGGTGGCTGAAGGTTACGCCCATATTGCCCGGCGGCTCTACCATATTCCCGACGGAGAGAAAGTGCCCGACCTTCTGGCGTTCCATGCCCCGACGCTCCTCGCCTCCGTCTGGAAGGCAATCCTTGCCGGCCCCGTGGAAATCAACGGAAAGAAAATTGATTTACGGATTATCTTCCGCAGTTCCGGCGGAGGAAAGAAGCCGGACGACAAGACCGGATGGACCGGTATAACCTTCGAGGTCGCTACCGCCGGACTGTTCGGGAACGTGGCGGAGGTGGAGCGCACCGATATGTGGGCCGTCCTCATTTACCTGTATAAATGCAAGTTTGAATATCTCAACGAGAAACGTAACATCCCAAATAAATAAATCATCATGCAACTTTCAACCGCAATCAAGAAAAAAATTAAGGCGTGGGAAGGCTGTCGGCTTACAGCCTACCGTTGCCCTGCCGGAGTTCTCACAATCGGCTACGGCCACACCGGGAAAGATGTCACCCCCGGCAAGAAAATCACACAAGCGGAGGCTGACGCGCTTTTCGATACCGATATTACCAAGTTCGCCGCCACAGTAGCGCCGACCTTTGCCGGGGTTCAGCTCAACGGCGACCAGTTCGACGCGCTTGTTTCCCTATCCTACAATATCGGGTCGCTCACCGTCAAAGCCCCGACGCTTGTCCGCAAGGTTAAGGCCGACCCCAACGACCCCACTATCCGCGCCGAGTTCATGAAACACGTTAACGCAAGGGTTAACGGTGTACTGAAGCCCCTCCCCGGACTGATGAAACGCCGAGCAGCCGAAGCCGACCACTATTTCGGGAAGATATGATAAATCTCTTACAGTACCGCGAATATTGGGAAGGAGTAGGCCGCCGCGTCGATTCTATAACCGAGGTTCTGCCCGTCACCATAGACGAGCAGATGGGTAAGAAAATTCAGTCGTTACCGGCGAACTCTGTAAATCTTTTCGTTTTTCCTCCTTTGGCTGAATCCAACGCGAAGAATGTCGATAATTTCAAGGAGGTGAATAAATGCGTGGTTTTCGTTATGGCGAAATACGACCCTCAACGCCGCAGCTCCTTCGATGTGCTGGAGCAGACACAGCCGATTATCGACGAGGTAAAAAGTATATTGCTCAACGACCAGAGAGCAGGATGCCCGGTTATGCGTGTCGAGGTTGACAGTATCGACACCGCTCCGGAAACGGAACTTTACGGACGCTTTGCCGGTTGGTCGATAGCCTTCAACGTAACATCTTACTGATATGGACGACCCCGACCAGATAGCAAAGTATTTCACCGAATACGTTAACCGAGGATTCCGCCGGATATTCAAGGAGCAGCGACGTATAGCCGCCGCCAAGATATATGGAAAACAAGCCTACCGCACCGACGAAACACCCCGGAGCCGTTCGGGGAGGCTGCAACAGGCGTTAGCCTCGCCGACCTTCTCGATAACCGGCTCCGGCTCCGGCATATCGGCAAAAGCGCAGTACCCGACATATCTCCGATTCCTCGACATGAAGCGGCTCGGTAATTACCGAATCTATAACCGCCCGGTCTGGAGGATTCTCTACAAAGAAACATTCAACGACATACGGTTTGAGTTCTCGGCGTGGTTACGCAAGAATTTGGCCGATTCTATCCGCGAGAGTTATCAACAGTCATAACAAGTTATCAACAATGAAGAAAGTAAAAATTATTGTGGGCGCAATCCTTCGGGGTGCGCTCCTCGTTGCCCCCGGTGTCGCTTTCGGCTGGTGGGCATGGTACAAAGCAATGGCGTTAATCGCTATCCTCGCAGCCGTCGGTGTCGAAACCCTGTTCCTGTTCGTGTTCTCGTTCATCACCGTGGCCGTCCAGGCCCGCCGCGACCTCCGACGTAAGAAGGCGGAGGAAGCAGAGGCGGACGAGGGAAACGACACCGCAGCACAGTAAACCAATTTTCACTAACTTAAATTTTTGCATTATGTCAGTATGTAAAGACAGTAAGGGGCAGGATAAACTCCTGCACATTTTTGTGGTGTTCTGTATCGCCGCACTCATCGGCGCACTCATCGCCCACATTCCGCCACATAAGGAGTGGGTGGCCGCTCTTGTCGCTTTTACCGTAGCCCTCGCCGTCGGTATCTGGAAAGAGTTCCGCGACCGTCGCCAGAAGGGAAACCACTTTTGTGTCTGGGACATCGTGGCCGACATCATCGGCGCGGTTCTCGGTAGTGGTGTCGCATGGCTTGCGGCTCATTTCATCACGCGCACCCTCTAAAGGGTGAACCCTTCCAACTCGTTGCGCACCTCGCCCGAAATCGTGGCGAGGTGTTTTATGTTTTATAACATATACTTTTTTATTTGAATATGTCGCCTAAATCAAATAATTTGCTTAACTTTGTGGAAACGAAAATAATATACAGTTATGGGCGGTATAGGCAGCGGCGGAGCACGAGAAGGCGCAGGGCGTAAAACAGTGGACGGAGAGCCGAGGACTAAAATCTCGGTCACTTTGCCCACATGGTTGTTAAACCTCATACGCGACGAAGCAGACCGCCGGAAGGTTTCGACCTCTCAACTTATTACCGAATTTTTAACGAAAGGGCTTGAACGATGAAACGGATACTGAAATATATATTACTTGCTATCGTGGTAGTTGTATGGTATGGAGTATTCTATCGTATCGACCCCACAACTCCAATACAGGCGTTTTTTGCGGCACTGTTTTTAAGTGCTGTAAGTGTAATGATATATTTGGCTATTGCTGAAATAGTCAGACGCTATAAATCCGGTGAGCAGATATGGACGTGGCAAGAAGAAAAGCCGCGAAAACTACCGTTATGGTATAGGATATTATCGAAGATTTTCCGTTAATTAGGTGTCCTTCATAGACTAACCCGAAGGGGGTAATTTTGCCGCAAACAAGATTACCCCCTTTGTCATGGCGAAATTAAATAACGATAAAATCGCGGTCGAACTCGACCTTAAAGCACAGAAGGCACAAGAGGAAATTCACCGACTTACCAAGGCGACCGACGCGCTACGGAAGCAGAACGCGGAACACCGTAAGGAGATTTCACGCCTTGCCGCTACCGAAGGCGACCACTCGGCGGAAATAAAACGCCTGAACGAAACGATTCAGGCTAACACGCGCGAGATTGAGGCCAACAAGCGGGCTATGGAAACCGAGCGTCAAAAAATCGACATTTCCAGAATGTCGGCGGCGCAGCTCGGTAAGGAACTGAAGAACCTTAAACGCGAACTTAACAACACATCAAAAGCCACCAACCCGAAAAGATACAGAGAGTTGGAGGACCAGATACGGCGCACCGAGAAGGCTCTCGCAGAGGCGCAGCGTTCGACACGCGGTTTTCTGGCCTCGCTCTTGTCGCTCGATAAGATAGCCACCTCGATAAAGGGCTTTTTCATGGGCCTGGGTATGGTGATAATGACGCAAGTTATCGGGGCGTTCAAGCAACTGACAAACATTATTCAGGATTTTGAACGGGCTAACTCAAAACTTGCCTCCGTACTAGGTACGACTATCGACGGAGTTTCACGCCTGACCGACCAAGCGAAATATTTAGGGCGCACCACAACCGCCACCGCTTCCGAGGTTACCGGCCTTCAGACCGAACTCGCAAAACTCGGATTCACGCAGGACGTTATAGAGAAACTGACCCCCTCGGTTCTGAAATTCGCGAAGGCAGTCGATACCGACCTATCGAGCGCGGCAGCGTTCGCCGGTGCCGCCATGCGTATGTTTAACAAGGACGCAGACCAAGCCGAAGCGGTGATGGCCTCTTTTGCCGTTGCCACAACTAAAAGCGCACTTGATTTTCACAAGCTGGAGGCTTCGCTGTCAACTGTCGGCCCGGTTGCCAATGCGTTCGGGTTCTCCCTCGAAGAAACGACCGCACTCCTCGGCCAACTCTCAAACGCCGGATTCGACGCAAGCAATGCAGCCACTGCAACCCGTAATATCCTCCTGAATCTGGCAGACGCTAACGGCGACCTCGCGAAAGCCCTCGGTGGCCCGGTGACTAACCTCGACGAACTGGTTAACGGGCTGAACAAACTTAACGCGGAAGGTGTGGACCTCGCGAAAGCCCTCGAACTGACCGACAAGCGAAGCGTGGCCGCGTTCTCGACTTTCCTTAACGGTTCTGATTCAATTCTCGCGCTCCGTGATTCGATAACCGATTGTACCGGTGATTTCCAACAAATGGCCGCGACAATGGCCGACAACGCAGCCGGTTCGTTCGCCGGATTCCAGTCAGCAGTGGAGGGCTTAATTTTGAAATTCTTTGATTTCCGCGAAGCCCTGAAAACTCTCTACGAGTGGGGTACGGCCGTAGTTAACTGGTTAGGTACGTTTATCGATGCACTGACACCCGTCGGAACGGCGTTCGGTTTTGTCGTTAAAGCCGTTGGAGGATTGATTTCCGTACTCGGTTCGGCGATTGGTTGGTTTACAAATCTATTCACACAAACAAAATTAGGAATCGCGGTTATTAACGCGCTGGTAGCCGCTTTCGTGGTGTATAAACTTTCGGTAATCGCCACCTCCGCAGCCGTAAAAAGGTTTATCACCGATATTGTAGCGAAAAAGGTAGCGATGATTTCCGAAATATCCGTTACCAAACTCGCAACCGCAGCCACCCACGCCTTCAACACCGCGTTAAAGTCGAATCCTATCGGTTTGGTTTTGGCTGGTATCGCGTTACTTGTTACGGGTATCATGTCGTTTATAGACGCTTCAAAGAAGGCTACGACCGAAACCTCCTATCTTACCGAGGCTACAAATAAGTATCGGGAGGCCGTGACAAAGGCCAACGCGCAAGCGCAAATGGAACGCGACCGCCTTATGGAGTTGCGGCGTGTCGCTATGGACGAACTCGAAACGAAGGAACACCGTATAAAGGCAATAAATGAACTGAATCGAATAATTCCGGGCTACAAGGCTCAACTTGATTCTGAAACTGGGGCTTATCGGGAGAATAAAAAAGCCCTCGACGATTATATTTTGTCGCTTGAAAAGAAATTAAGAATCGAAGCCGCAAAAGGCCAATATCAAGAGTTATTAAAAGCCGACGCAGACGCACAGCAGGAAGCCTACGAAAAGTGGAAACAGCAGCGTATGCGATTAGCGATTTTGCAAGCCGGCAAGGCTAAACGCGACCAAGATTTAATGAGGGCGAACGACCCTTACGGCATATTAAGGAGCGAAAATGCCGAAATACTGAAACTGCAACAAGAATTATCCGGCTCGTTTACTGACTGGTATAAACAGCAACGCACCGAACAAACCCGCGCTCTTGAAGAATTTCAGGAATATCTTCACGAAATTAGCCTTACTTTCGACGACCTCGCCGACCCTGAACCGGAGGTGGCCCCGTTCAAACCCCTGAACGATTCAGCAAAGGAGGCCGTTACCAGAATTAAAGAAATTAACGCAGAGTTAAAACGCCTCCGAAAAATTGACCCGGAGAGTGATGAAGAACTCGACCGTATTCAGAAACGTATCAAACTCCTTCAGGAAGAAAAAAAGGAACTCCTCGGAAAAAATAAGATAAAGAGAGAGCCGGGTACTTACGGCGCGGATTCTCTCGACGAGGTTACAAATCCTATTTCCGACGCTCATCAACGCCGACTACTGGAAATAAATAAACAAAATCTTACTCAATCGGAGCAGACGATCGCGAAGAGCCGGGAGTTAATTCGGTATGGCCGCGAACTTTCGGCTGCCCTCGAAACGCTCCGAGAAAAAACAGACAGCACCCACACGAAAACCCTCGACGCAATCAACGCCGCCCAGACCCAAATCGAACAACAGACGGCGGCAGCTCAAAAGGAAATCGACAAGGCTATCATAAAGCAAAATGATGAATATTATAAAAATCGACTGACCGCAGTAAAACGATTCTACTCGGAACAGGAGTTTATAATAAAAGAATCTCAGGCAAAAGGCGAAATCTCACAAGAGGCCGCAAGTTTATACAGCCTTAATTTGCAGCGTCAGAGCCACGCCGACCAACTCGCCGAAATGCAACGGTATTACGACGAGTTGGAGGACGATTATAGCATGGACGCGGAAACGTGGCAGCGTACCCGTGAACAGTTGGAGACAAAGATGCGCGAAATGAATAGCAATTTACTCACTGATACGGGTAAACTTGTCGAGCAAATCCGCCAACTCTCTACCGATACCACCAGCGCAGAAGGGATAAAAAACGCCTTCGACCTTCAGCGTCAAGGTATCGAACAGACATACGCCGCAGCGGTGAAAGTTGTCGGAGAAGGTACAGAGCAAGCGGTAGCACTCGAAACGGAGAAACAACGCCGTATCGCCGCCCTTAATTACCAGTATCAAGAGCAGATGTGGCAGCTTCAGGAACTTGTCGGGCTATCATGGGCCGACGAGTACGAACGCGAACTCGCCCAACTCGAAAATTACCACCGTCAGGGCCTTATCTCAACTAAGGACTACGAAAAGAAAAAATTACAGTTAGGCGTTACCAACGCTAAAAAGTATTTCGATTATTACGCCAATCTTTCCGGCTCGATGTTCTCGGCCATACAAGATGCTGAAATCGCGCAGAGTGACGCGAAATATGATGTCTTGATACAACAGGCAAAGAATAACGGAGAGGACACTGCAGCCCTCGAAGAAGAAAAGGAAAACAAGAAACTCGAAATACAAAAGAAATACGCCGATGTTGATTTTGCGATTAAAATCTCCACGATTATAGGAAATACCGCCGTCGCCATAATGCAGGCTTTCGCGCAGCTCGGCCCGATTGGTGGAGCTATAGCCGCCGCCATGTTGACGGCTACCGGTGTGGCTCAAATAGTGAGCGCGAAAGCCGAACGCGACAAAATCAAGAATATGCAGCCGAGCAATACCGCCGGCAGCTCCGGCACCGTTGCCGCTCCGGCCAAGGCTGAACGAGTGCTATCCGGCTACTCTGACGGCGGATATACAGGCGACGGTGACCGCTACGAGGTTGCGGGTGTCGTTCATCGCGGCGAGTACGTCGTGCCGAAGCCTATTATGGACAACCCTCGCGTAGTTGACGCGGTGGGTACAATCGAGGCGATACGCCGTAATAAAATCCTCGGTTCAGGTATGGCCGCCGCTCCTTCCGCCGGTTACGCCGACGGAGGTTATACCGTCCCGGCACCCTCGTTGAGCATGGAGGAATTTACAAAGGCCGTTCAGGAGTTCCGGGCGGCAACAAAGGCAATCCGGGCATATATCGTTTACAAGGACATAGAGGACGCGAAGGAAACGATGGACCGCGCCCGCGCTCCGTTCACCAGAAACAAAAAGTAATTACCGCTATGATAAAAATACTTATCAAAGGGGAAGCTCTCGACCTCCCCGAAGGTTTCAGCATGGCCGTTGAAGATACCAACCCGATATTTAACGACCAAGGCAGCCAATCAATACCGGCCACCGTTCCACCGACGAGGCGTAACAACCGACTGACCGGCCACGTTGTCCGAGTTGACAACGCCGAGAATCCGAACGAGCCGGAGCGGACTTGTATCATAGAGAACGGCGCGTACCAACGTCGCGGCACACTGAATTACACAAGCGCAAACAGCCGCGACGGTATAACCTTTAACGTCGGGTTCGACAACTCCACGGCCTACGAAAAATGGAAAAATAAGAAACTGACCGAACTTTCGACACTCCCCATGTGGCGACACTCATCGCTTGCCGTCCTGATGTCGGAACTTAACGAGATATATCACAACGCTGACCCGAAAACCAACCCTTTGGCGGTTTTCCCTATTGTTACCGCTATCGACAAAGAAGGATGGCTCGAAACATATTCTATTATCGACCCCGAAAAGGTCGAAATATTGAATATGTGGACGCGCACCGCAATGCAATACAAAGCGTTAAGAAGCGTCGATAAGGTGACAAGGACAATCAACGGAACGGTTACGGAGGTTTCAGTCCCGGAAAACTACGGGTTCACGCCATTTGTAAGGGTGTGGCGAGTTCTGGAGTTGATATTTTCCGATTTAGGTATGTCAATCGCTACGAATCCGTTCAAGACTGATAACGACCTCGCCCGGCTTGTCGTGCTGAATAATTGCGCTGATTCCTGTTGTCAGAAAGATGTTAATTATTTCGACCTCATGCCAGACGTGACGGTCGAGGCGTTCATGGCCGCCCTCTGGGCGCGTTTCGGCCTCGTCTATCATGTCGATTTCAGCACTTGCCGCGTAACTATGGCCTTTATTGGCGATATAATCAACAAACCGGCTCAAAAGGATTTAAGTAATATAATATCCGAGCCGCCGGTGGTGAACTACGACAAGGGTAAATATATCAAGTTATCCGCCTCCACCTCGATAGATTGCGCCGAGCCGGAAACGGAGCGGTTCGAGGACTTTTTTAAGAATTTCGATTCCTCTCAAATCGGTGATTCAGTCGTCGAAAATGAAAATATAAGTTTTACTTTTAACCGAAAAACGGCGGTATGGTCGAGATATGATAAAGTAAACAGGAAATCGAAGGAAGGTTCTACCAGCTTTTTTAATTGGGACCCGAAAACGCCCGGAGTAGAGGCTGAAGAAATCACATCGGACGACGAATTTGTGCCGCTGGCTCATGTCCAGATACGAAAAACCGCTTACGGAACTTACGGCGATTTTGCCGACGACGTACCTTTTTATCTGAAAGGTATGCGTCACAACCACAGTTATATTAAAGGTTCTGACGGACCGGAGGGTGGAGATACGCCGCTGGCGTTTATGTTCGCTTTTACCGGAATTGAAACGAGCTACGACAGTACAGAAGGCCGGTTCGCGTCAGTGACAGGCGACACGTTCAAGGACGGAAAGCAGCACACAACCTCCCTACTGTTTCAGTATAAAGGCGGCCTGTTCGATAAGTATTGGCGGCAGTATGATGAAATTTTGAGGCATGGAGCGCGAACGATTGAAATTAAAGGCCGCCTAAAGCTGCAAGAGATTCAGCAGCTCGATATGTTCCGCCCGGTAATGTTCAAGGGTGTGCGCTGCCTGATTGATACCGTTAACTATTCTTTGCCCGGTGGTAAAGAGATTGCCGTGGAAATCAAGTTACGGACAATTCAAACGCAAGGAACGTACAACATCGCCACTGAACAGAATATACCGAATTTTACTTTGTTAGATACCGACTATTACTGGAAATACGTTTCGGACACCCTTCAGACGGTTTATAACTCAACCGAGAGCAAAAACGCCGCAATCAAGGCGTGGAAAAATGCTAACCCGGACTATCAAGCACCAAATATTTACACATGGCCCGGCCTTGCCATGCCTGTAACTGTGCAGAAAACCGGCTTAACGTGGGAATCCGACCCGTACAACGCGGACGGTACTTGTAATATGGAGGGAGCGACCAGAACGCGCCAGTACCAGGCCCGCGCCACCTACGAAATATGGGAACTGCACGACGTTTCAGAAGGCGACCCGGACCATTACGAAACGGAGCCGGGCGAAATCCCGTTAGGACAAATCACTATTACAATCACCTATACCGTAACGCTCGTAAGTGCGCATCGTTAGTCCTTTGCCCTCCGTGGCAATTCAATGAAATTTGCAATCATGGAAGCCAATAACATAACAGCAGCCCCACAAGCGGCAGACGTTAACGCCCTCTACGAAGTGTGGCGTGAAACGAATGTGGGGAATAAGGAACAGTTTTACAAGTTCCTGACAACACCCAGTACCGAGCGCGACGAGTTTATTAACGCTCACCCCGTTGAAATCTCCTTCACCGGTTCTATACTCATGGTTACGGCCAAACCTTAAACCCGCTTACAATGGATTCAAATGTAAAAAAGGGTATCGCCTTTTCAAAAAATCCGATATTGCTACGCAGCAGCTTGACGGTTGACGACTACAATCCTATTACCGGGATTCCGTTCACCGTCTATGCCAGCGGCATGAACCAACGCTATGTGGGTCGTTATAACCAGCCCTTTAGCGTCAATATCTCCGAGATTGTGGACGCATACGCCTACACTATCGGCGAACCGATAATGTCGTACCACATAAACGGAGTTCGTGAGGTCGAGGACAACGGCACGATTTCCGAACGCAAAATTTACGTTGATATTACCGAGGATAATCTGGACGAATGGGAGTGCCTTATTATCGCCGGAGGCGTTTCGCGTCAGAATTACCGACGTTATGCCAGAATGAAAACCGACGCTTTCGAGGCCCGTTTTCTCAACAACGCCAATAACTTTTTTATGACAACCCGAACCGCAGGGTGGCGCATAGTGATGAAGGAAACGGAACTTTATCCGCTCTATTTCATAAGTCTGGAGAGATTTCTGTATATGACCGTTGTAGAACGAACGACGGGCAAAACTCTAATACAAGACGGGAATTTCGACAACGGTATTTTTGCGCTTGATATTGACGCGCTACGAAAACAGTTTTTCGATGAATACGGAGTTTTGTCGAATAGTTTCGACATATACAAGGGCGACCCCTCGCAATACTCTTGTAGCATAGTAATTGAGCGGAGCGACCCGGCACGGGAACGCTACCGCCTGAAATTCCGCAATTCTCTCGGTGTATTCGAGATTATCGAACTCGCCGGAGAACTTACCATTACACCCGATTACGCCGCAGCCGATGAAGCAAGATTCAGCAGATACGACGCTGAAACCGACGATTTCACCGCCGACCGCGAACGTATCACACGCCCCCAATCGCTAACAATCGAAACCGGAGTTATGCGGGCTGATACCGTCCGTTTCCTCATGGATATGATAGGCAGCGAGGAGGTTTATTTGCTCGACCTCTCGGAACTCCCGGTTAAAGTTATACCCTCTATCGAGGAACTCAAATACAAGCCGCGTCCGGAAACGCCCCAAAAATTCACCGTCAAGTTGCAAATGGCGGAAGATGAAACCAACATCATGCAAGACATCATCGACGGAACGGAAGGCCGCAAACCGCGAGTATTCTCGAAGCAGTTCAGCAAACAATTTAATTAACTCATTATCACAATGGCAGACACGACACAACAGTTTATTGATAACCTTATAACGGTTATCTGGAACGCCGAGGACCCCGAAAGCGTTACAAACGAGATGGTCGCCCGTGTGTTCGATTTTCTCAATAAGGGATATAAAGACCTTTTGACGAATAACTCGGCGGTAGCAACCGAGAAAGCCGAACGACAGGCAGCCGACGCGGCTCTGCAACGCACTATCGACACGCTTAAGCTCGCTCTCCAGACGGTGACGCGAAAAGCTTCAGACGCGCAGACGGCCGCAGCCACTAACCGAACGGCAATTAACAACCTTCTCGGCAAGAACGCATCGACGGCAATCGAGAATTTTAACGAAATTATCACCTTCCTAAATGGTGTGAAGGATTCGGACACCCTTGTGGCGTTGCTCTCGGCTATTGACGAGCGTATCACCGAAAACGCCAAGAAAATACGCGAACAAGGCTATTCGATTAGTGACCTCCAATATAAAACCGAACTCCTCGAAGCCGGTTTCAAGGTTGAAGATAACGGCTACAATCTGAACGCGCTCACCGAAGCGGGATTCTATTTTCTGGAAGGCCCGACCGATGAAATTCTTATTGTTTACCGTTATGCCGGTCCGAACGCCGTAGGAAAACCGACAACGTACCACTTTGTTCAATATCTGTTTACCGCCGGAGGCTTGAAATTCCGCAACGGTAAAGCCGCAGACTTGACAGCGGCGGCAGATTGGGAGGATTGGCAGGGCGTAGGCCAAAAGGGCGCGGGTAATCTTATAAACGTGACGGAACTTGTTCCGCCCGAAAATGGATTCTACGACCTTCAGGCCGCTATCGAGGCGGTTCCGGCCACTCACCGCGCTCTCGGTCGCTGGATAACCTACCGCCTCGGCACAGGCGATTGGGAAACGAAGCAGTTCAAAGGCTCGACGCTAACCCAATGGGAAAAGGCGGAGAGCTGGGAGGACACCGGCGGAAAGGGTACAATTACCGGGATTAAACTCAACAACACCCCCGTAAACCCCGACGCTGAAGGTATCGTAAATATCACCGTTGACGAGGTGGAGGTGGACGAAACTCTAAACGAAACATCAACCAACCCGGTACAGAATAACGTAATTACGCAAGCAATCACCGACCTTCAGGGTAAAACAGTCGCCGACCTTGACGCTACGATGAACGACGAGGGTACGGAGATTCATCTCGCTATCATCAACGACAAGCGTCAAGAGATTGCCGGGTGTGATATTCCCGTAAGTACGGGTGGCGGCAGCGGTGAAACCGGGGCAACCGCTAAAATCATACTTTCCGCCTCGGTCGATAACGATACAATCCGCGAGGGTAGCCCCGTTAAACTCCTTTACCGATACGACCACCAGTATCTCGGCGGCGACCAAGGCGGAGAATCGACCGGCCAACGAGCCGACATCGAAATTACAGTCAAGAACGGCGCGGTTACGACTTTTACGACCACTCTCAACGACGTGGCCGCAGGTGATTATGAACTCGACATAACAAGCTACGTCCGAAGCGGAACAACCGATATCACGGTCAAAGCCTCGGTAATCGACCCGGAAACAGGAGCCAAGCGCACCCGTCAGGCTACCGCCCGCGTCAAGGCTATGACGCTGGCCCTTTCAAGTGCCTACTCGTTGGCGAACTCTATCGCCGGAGGCGGTTACGGCCCATACGATACCGTTGCGATTCCATTCACGGTGTCGGGTTCCGGTCGCAAGACCATAAGCCTATATCTCGACGGAAAGGCATACGACACAAAGGAGGTAACGAAATCCGGCAAAACGAACGGCAGCTTTACCGTACCGTTGTCGGGGCTTACCGTCGGGAGGCACAACGTTCAGATGGTCGCAGAACTCGAAGCCTCGGACACTCTTACGCTCCGTTCGGAATCTATTTTTATCGACCTTCTGAAGAAACCGGCCACCGGTTACGCTCCGGCTCCGTTTATCGGTACGATGATTATCTTCCCCGACGGGCGGATTTTCGAGAATAACGATTACCTTACCCCAACGCTGGAAATCGGTCAGTTTGAACGCCTCGATTTTGATTTTGTGGTGTTCGACCCCGATACTACTCCGGCGAGCATGGACGTATATCACGACGGAGTGGTTACGCAGTCTATAACAGCACCGCGCACCGTTCAGCGGTACACTAACCGTTTCACCGCTCCCGGAACGGAGGCGATGAAATTCAAAACAGGCGAAACCGATTACCTCTTTAACATCGAGGTAGTAGAATCCGACATTGATTTAATTGAGGTTACGGATTCCCTTCGTGTAAGGTTGTCCGCAGCCGGACGCAGTAACGCCGAGGGGAATCCGGGCGTTTGGGAATTTGAAGGTATAACGACCGATTTCCACGGTTTCGACTGGAGCAACAACGGATGGACAGGCGACGCGCTTTTACTTACAAACGGTGCAAGTATCACAATTAACGATACCCCGTTTGCAAAAGACGCGACAGCGACAGGCTTCACCGTGGAGGCGGAACTGATGTGTTCCAACGTGTCAGACCGTAACGGCGTTGTTATGTCGTGTTTCGCCGACGGCGTGGGTCTTGAAATGACTACCGAACAGGCTCGTATGGTTGTTTCAGGCGGTCAGGAACTTGAAACGAAATTCGCCCCGGATATTCCGATTAAAATAGCGTTCGTGGTTGAGAGCAAAAACGAAAACCGCCTTTTACATCTGTATGTTAACGGTATTCGCGACCGCTCACTCCAGTACCAGGCCGCCGCCTCGCTCATGCAGATAAACCCGGCTAAAATTACCGTAAGTTCTGACGCGGCAGACGTGGAACTCCGTAACGTGCGCATATACGACCGCGCCCTCTCTGATGATGAAATGTTGTCTAACTTTATGGTTGACCGCTCGACGGCTGACGAAATGGTTATACTGTTCCAGAAAAACGACATTCTCAACGACGAGGACGCGGTGGACATCGACAAACTCCGCGCACAGGGTAAAGGCTGTATGCGCATTGTCGGCGATGTTGACCTTGTTAACCAGACGAATAACAAGAAATTCGAGGTTACGGTTGATATATACTTTTATTCGCCCTACGGCAAGGAATACGATTTCGTTGCCCGTAATGTAGGTTTGCGAATACAGGGTACCAGTTCGACGACATACCCGCGTAAAAACTACCGTATCTATTTACTCCGAGAGCAATACGGTTGCACTCTGGAGGTTAACGGAGTTCCGGTTCCGGATATGACTTACAGTTTCAAGCCGGGGGCGCGTCCTGTATCAATCTTCTGTCTGAAGGCGGATTTTTCGGATTCGTCGAGTACGCACAACACCGGCGGCGTTCGTATAGTTAACGATATTTTCCGCCGCTGTGGCTGGCTCACACCCCCGCAAGCTGCCTATAAAGGTGACTACGATGTGCGCGTGGGCGTTGACGGTTTCCCGATAAACCTTTTCTACGACAACAACGGCGAGGGAGTGGCGAAATTCCTCGGTAAATACAATTTCAACAACGAGAAATCGGAATCGCACCAAGTTTACGGGTTCGAGGGTATCGAAGGTTTCAACGATGAAGCAGCCCTCGGCGGTGAACGTAATCGCTGTATCTGTGTCGAGTTCCTGAACAACTCGGCGGCTCTCTGTCTGTTCGGCACGGCTGACATGACGAATTTCGATGATGAATTGGAGTTCCGATTTAAGGCCGACACCAAATGGGCAGACGCTCACGAGGACGACAAAGCGGCAGTTATACGCTTATGGTCGTGGATTCAGAGTTGTAAGGGCAATCCGTCGAAATTCCTCCGCGAATATACGCAGTATTTCGCCAATGAAGCCCCGTTCGCATGGTACGCGCTGACGAACTATTTCATGGCGGTGGATAACCGCGCGAAAAACATGATGTTCGCAACGTGGGATGGCCTTATATGGTACATTTTGCCCTACGATATGGATACGCTTTTCGGCGAACGAAACGATTCGTACCTGAAATTCGATTACATGATTGATTTCGATACCGTGGACGAGAGCCAAGGCGCGTACTGTTTCGCCGGACATGATTCGGTACTCTGGGAACTCGTTCGCGGTTGCCCCGAAAAACTCGCCGAGGTTGCCCGTTCTATCCGTTCGGTGATGTCAACGGAGTACGTTCTGGACGTGTTCAACAACCAATTTATGGGCGAATGGTGCGAACGTATCTACAATAAGGACGGAGAATATAAATATATTCTTCCGCTCATCGAAGAAGGGCGCGACTATCTCTACGCCCTTCAGGGTTCGCGCTACGCTCATCGTACCTATACAATCGTTAACCGCTTCAACCTTCTGGATTCGGAGTATTGCGCCGGCACATACCGCGACGACGCGTTCCCGGTGTATTTCTCGTATAACTTTGCGGCGAATCCTCGCAGCATGAAGATAACGGCGGCGGAAAGATTTTGTTTCGGCTATGGCTACACCAACGGCGACCCCACGGTTTCTGGCCTCCGTGCAAATGGCCAAGGTGACGAAATAACTCTTACCTTCAAACAAAATCTTATCATCAACGACCCGCAGAACATTTACGGGGCCTCTCGTATTCAGTCGCTCAACCTTACGGACATAAGTCACGCTATTGTCGGAACGCTTAACCTTAACAAGTGTATTCGCCTCCGCAATCTTGACGCTTCTTGCTCGACTGGGCAGAAGGCTCTCACAGGCCTGATTCTCGAAAATTGCCGGAACCTCCGTTCTCTTGATGTTAACGGACTGAACGGCCTTACCTCTCTGAATCTGGCCGAAAATCGTAAACTCGAAACTCTCGACGCGGCAGATACGCAGCTTACAAACGTGATATTCGCACAAGGCGGAACGATGTCAACGGCAAAGTTACCGGCCTCGCTCCAGACGCTCGAATTACGATACCTTCAGAACCTCGCGCCCGACGCGCTGACCTTCTCCGGAACTCCGGCGGTTACTCGCCTTGTCGTTGATAACTGTCCGCTGATTGACTGGCAGACCCTTCTCAACCGTTGCCCCTCTACGACCTACCTCCGTGTTACGGGCATAGACGAGAGCGGTCGCGGTGAACTCCTCCGCAAGTTCCTGACGATGAAGGGTGTCGATGAAAACGGTAACAACGTGACGACTTGCCGCCTCGTAGGTACTTACCAACTCACGAAATACCTCGAAGAATCGGAGTTCAACGAGTTACAGGCCCATTTCCCCGAACTGAACATAAAGCAGCCGGAATGGACGGTTATCAAGTACGACGAAACGGTGTCAGATTCAAAAAATATCTCAAACCTCGATAACGAAACGGGCTACGACTACGACAACACTTTCAAACCGTCGGCGCACGTCGCCGCTATCATGGCGAAGCGTCACCGCGTAATGGCTAAATATGTAGCGTCCGGCAAAATGCTCGTTTGTCCGCTTGACGATACCGATAGCCGCCGTTATCATGACGGCACGGAGGCCAATACACAAGGTTTCAACCACCCGACGAAGGCCGACGAAGGCGATTTCATGATGTACGAGCCTGACCGTTGGTGCAAGGGTATCGACGATTTTATTAACCGTTGCCATTACCACTGCTTCAGCTCTCTGAAGGCTGTAACGCAGCCGGAGGGCCGTAAACTTTACCCGGAAGATATGGAGTTGCACGACCGCGCAGCTTGCCGAGTGGCTACCACTTACACCACCTTTGACGACTGCCTCGCGGTTTACGATGATTACCGCGTATATGTTGCCCCGGTGAAGGGTTACAAGCAAGCACGATGGCCGGCCGTGAACTCATCGGTTTACGGCGCGGTGTTCCTCGACGCAGACAACAACGTGGTGGGTCGTGCCGCAGCCAATAGCGGACGAATGACCGAAGGCTCTTACCTGTTTACCTCCGTTCCGGCCAACGCTGAAAAAATCGCGTTCACCTGCCGCGCCGACGCTCCTTTCTCCTTCGTATGGCTTACCACCTCGCCGGAGATTCACGCTATCGAGCCGGACGCATGGCGAACCGGCCAATGGCTTGCCGGTGTTGTGAAAGCCTATTACGGTAATTTGCAGATTCGCAGTATTACGGGCGTTTCGGCGACCGTCAGCGTATCACAATCGCAGTTCGTTGATTACTGCCGCAGACGTGGTGAGGGATTCACCCCGATAACGTACCCAATGCACCGCGATATTGCTTGTTTGTTCTGGGCCAACTATGGCGACCGTGACAGTTCAAGCGTGTGCGGATATGGCTCCGGCTCAAATACTACCGTTCAAGGCTTGACCGCCTTCCTCGGCATGAAGGACACCATAGCGAACCCGGCTAATGCTATCGGTGCGGCCGGAGGCTGGTATTACGACGATACGCAGACGTTACGAAATGCGACATCTATCAACGCCATAGGTTACGAAAATCTTTGGGGCAATGTCGCAGAATGGATGGGCGGAGTTACCTCCGATTACTACGTTTGGAAATTTACCGAGTACGGAACCGGTGAAGAAAGAACCGTCAAGAGTGGTACAATCTCCGATTCATGGATTACCGAATTACATAACGGTCGTTTCATGGACGTGGTGCCGGTGTTGCTCAACGCCACAGAAACAACCCACTACGGCGACAAATTCTGGTGTTCCAACTCGTCGGCCCGTGTGGTGTGCCGCTCCAGCGGCGACGCCGTCTCGAGCGCCGGTGTTTCGTGCGCGAGCGCGGGCAGCGATTCATCGAACACGTACGCGTGGATCGGGTCGCGCCTTGCCTTCATCGGAGAAATCGAATATACGTTAAACGTCGCGGCCTTCTTGGAGGCCGAGGCCATAGCCTAACCGAATAAACTTGAACGTATGATGTTAAACGATACACGAGGGCGCAGCCCTCCCACCGCAGAGCAGCCCCCGAAATGGTAGATTTCCCCAATCGTCGTCGGCCCGTGTGGTGTACCGCTCCAACAACAACGCCAACTCGAACGCCGGTGTTTCGTACACGAACGCGAACAACGATTCATCGAACACGAACGCGTGGAACGGGTCGCGCCTTGCACTCAAAGCGTTAATTTGCCAAAATCGAAAATATATAGTTTCTCGTATCGTCAGCGAGAAGCAGGGGAGAGAGCCACGGCACAGCCGTCCACAGGACGGAACGCCGAAACATCACGCGCAGGGGTGGAGTTTAGTAGGGCCAGCAATGGCAGCCGAATAACTTAGGCCCCGGAAAATGAAGGCAAAACAAACAACATGAAACGTATAAAGGATTCCGAAATAATTCCGCTGATTGTCGCCCCGTCCAATATCCGGGAATCTATTGCAGCCGTACTCCGTGGAACTGCCCGAAAGCAGTCTAAACAGGGGCGCGAGATTCTTGCGCATATCGACGGGATAGAGGCATGGCTGGCCGCTGAAATATCGGCGGGCGTGTTTCGACTTACCTCCTACGGAGAGGAGATAATTACCGAAGGAGGGAAGAAACGGCGGATTCAATTCCTTTACTCGTATTATGAAAAAATAGGTATTCATGCAATAATGAATATCGTCGAGGAACTGACGTTCAAAAAGTTGATACGAACCACCGGGGCATCGCTGAAAAACCGTGGTACGCACGACCTTCTGAAGCTGATACGCCGCGACCTCGAATTATACCCCGATGAAATACAATATGTTTACGAGGACGATATTACGAAATTCTACGAAAGCATATTGCAGGACATCATGATGGACACGTTACGCCGCTTATTCAAAGGGCCGATAATCCTTACCCTTCTGGAACGGTTTGTGCGTTTCCTCGTCCGTGGGCTGTCTATTGGGTTACGCAGCTCCCAACATTTCGGCAACCTCCTTTTATCGGTATGGCTCGACCACCACGTTAAGGACAAACACCGCTTCAAATTTTATTATCGTTATTGTGACGATAAGAGGGCGTTCGGTTGTGATAAGCCGACACTTTGGAAATTGAGCGGTATCGTTCACGAACAGGTCGAGGGCATAGGGCTGAAGGTGAAAGCGAATGAACGTATTTACCCGGTTTCACAGGGTATCGACTTTGTCGGATATGACATTTACAAGGATTATACTCGTATTCGTAAGCGCAACAAGAAGAAGGCAGCCCGTCGCCTCCACAAAATCAAAAGCAAACGCCGACGCGCTGAAATACTCGCGTCGTTTTACTCGCTCTGCAAACACGCAGACGCTAAACATCTTTTTTACAAAATAACAGGCTTAAAAATGGCTGATTACTCAAATCTTAAATCGTTGGCCGACCTCGGTATCTCGACATCGCCGGGAGTGCGTCGGAACGGTCAGAAAAATTTTACTTGCCGCGAGGTCACTCTTAACGCGCTCGTAGGCTCGACGCTTTGTATTCTGGATTTACAAACAGGCGTTTCGACAAAGTGGTCGCGTAGAGAACACAAGGAAGCGGTGGCCAACGGTGACACGGAGGCAAAGGAGAAAACGAAATATCTCGTTTGCGCCCGTCTTATCGTCCCGAACCGGGCGCAGCTTGCGGCCTGTAACTTACCCCTGAAGAAGGGCGACGTGGTTAAATTCTTTACCGGCTATCCTGATATGTGCGATATATGCGACGCGCTGAAAGAAAAGGAACTACTGGGCGAGAATAAGGTGACTATGGCGCGTAACGCACAGGGTAATTTTACCGAATATCTTTTCACTTAACAATATATCGACATGAAAACGAGAGAAATATCATGTTCCGAGGTGCTTGCGCCTATCGAGTGCATAAACCCACGCCGCGACCGCTGGGCGGTGCGCTGGAATCACCACCGCGACGAGGAGCGCGGATGGCTGGCCGTTGAAATGATTACCGACGGCCGTCCGACTATTGACGAGATACGCGACGCAGTGGCGGAGTATTTCGACGCACAGACCCAGGACCGAATCGCTAATACGTTCTTTTGGAATGGACGGAAGGTAAGGCTGACAGACGCGGCACAGCGTAATTTTCTGTTTGCGGTGTACTCGCTCGATAAGACCGGCGAAATCGACCGCGCCCCGTTCATCGGACTGCTGGAGGCTGATACGGACGCAGCCGCTGCCGACGAACTGGGCGATATGGTCGCAGCCATGTGGACGCACATCAAAGAGTGCCGAGCCGCAGGAATCGAAGCGAAAAACGCCGTCGATTACTCCCAATACGAGTTATAACATATCGTCGAAGGCAGACACCCCGGCGACGCGGTTTTCTTTCATTATGTGGGCGTATATCATGGTGGTTGTTACCGAGGTATGCCCCAAGAGTTTTGAAAGAGTGCCAAGGTCGCCGGAGTTCTTTTTGTAGTAAAGGGTGGCGAAGGTGTGCCGGGCAGCTTTCGCGCTGACCGCTTTTTCGATACCTTCACGTTTACAGATTCTTTTTATTATTCTGTTGAACGCCTGGTCCGTCGGCAATTTCCTGAACAGATTGCCACGATACCGTCCGTCGCGGTAGTATTCGGCCAATTCAGCCGCCGGACGCGATAGCGGCATATTTACGCGCGTGCGTGTCTTGATTCTCTGGTAATGGATTTCGCCGCCGCTTATCTGCTCTATCTGCAACGCTCTGGCGTCGGATATGTGCATGGCCGTGAATGTCATAAACAGGAAGAAGCGAAGCACGTCCTGTTCTCCTTCGTCAAGAATGGCGGAGCGATAGAGGCTTGTCAGTTTGTTTAATTCCTGTTCGGTAAGAAATATAACAGCAGGGTCGGCGGCCGGAACCCGATACACCTCGAACGGGTTAACCTTCACTTTCCCGGCTCTCATAGCCGCATAATAGTGCATACGGATAACGCACATATTTTTGCGTATTGTTCCGGCGTTGTTATTGTGCTTATCTCGGAGGTGGGCGGCATATACGCGCAGCCATTCGGGCGTTATCTCGGCTATCTGGAGCCGTGGGTTATAGTGCTGGAGTTTCGTTAACGCCGCTTTGTGGTGCCGGATTGTTTCGGGCTGCATGGCCGTGCGCAGCTCGTCGAGGTGCCGGAAGGCGTATTCAAGAAAATTCATCGTTTCACCCGGACGACGGTAGAGCGCGAGAAAACTGTCTTTCGTGAGTGTTTCGCCCGTGAGCCTCGCCCGGACGAGTATGTCCGAGATTTTCGCTTTCGTGTTGGAAATTATAAGGTTCTTATCTTTTACCTCCTGACCGCGCCCCTTGATTCTCTCCGTTACCGGGTCCCATTCCGCACCCGTTACCGCTATATCCAGAGGGAGGCGGATTTTTATACGCTCGATGTTTAACACCGCATACAGAGCGGCGCGGCCGTCCGCTCTTTCGCTCTCATTTCGCCGCTTGATTGTTACTTTCGCCATTTTGGGTGTGCCAACTTTTGTGACGACATTTTTTGTAACGCTCTGATTTTGAGCCTACATTTGTGCCGACATTGTTTGAAAATTGACTACCGACGGGGCGTAAGTAATCCGCTGATAATCTGCTATATAAGCAAAAAACCCGACCGAAGTCGAGTTTTTTCGTGGTGCCACCAGGAATCGAACCGGGGACACAAGGATTTTCAGTCCTTTGCTCTACCAACTGAGCTATGGCACCGT